TCAGGGTGGTTTCACATTACTTAGCAATTTAATCGCTGGCGGTGGTGGAGCAAGCGGAGCAACGGGAATTATTGGTGGAGCGGGCGGTAACGGAGCAGACGGCTCAACAAGCTTCTGGGGAAATGCGGGAGGAACTGCAACAACAGCACCGAATGCATACAGCGCAGCGGGTTCAGGGTCAGGAGTTTCCGGTGGCGGAGGAGCGGTCGGCGTAAGCGGTGGTTCAGGTTGGGCTGGCGGCGGCGGAAGCGCTAATGCAGCTACCGGACAAACTGGCGGAGCAAGTGTGTGGGGATTTACAGGAGGAACAAGCACCGGACAAGGCGGAGGCGGCGGAGCAGGATTATTAGCAAACGGAAGCAACGTAGCGTCAGGAGCGAACGGCGGTAACGGCGGTTCGGGCGGAGGCGGTGGTGGCGGTGGTTACAGCGTCGGTTCGGGAATAGGTGGCAACGGCGGCGGCGGTTGTATCCTTCTTTACTACTAAATAATAGGAGAAAAACATGACAGTACGATACGAATACAAAGCACCATGCTGCGGACACGAATACGCAGAGCAGCGCGGAGCAACAGAGCCAATGTTCTTTCCTACCTGCAATAAATGCGCAGGAGCAGATTACGAACTAATTAAGGAAACAAAGTTGGCGGAAGAGATTGAAGTACAAGCAGTACCGGAAATCGTAGAAGTAATTGAACCGGAAGTTGCGGAAATCGCAGCACCGGAAGAAGCTTCAGAATAAGTAAGAAGGGCGGCAAATGGCTACCACGTCATACCGGTATTTATTTGCCGACCTACTAACCAATTCAATCCTCGCGGAACTTCCAATTACGGGAGTCAATTTCACGCAGCAACTTAATACGGCAGGAACATTAACCGGCCATCTATTGCTATCGGGAGTAAACGCAGCGGGATTAAATGTCGCTAACGGAACAATCCCCGGCCGAACAGCAATCTATGTAGACCGAAATGGAACGCTGGTTTGGGGCGGCATACTGTGGCACCGAGAGTACAACTCGACAAGTCAGACATTGACATTCCAAGCAAGAGAGTTCCTGTCTTACTTCGAGCGACGCAGAATCACAGCAACAGCGGCATACACGAATGTAGACCAGTTACAACTAGCGCAGACACTCGTAAGCAACGCGCAAAGCGCAACCGGCGGCAACATTGGATTGCTGTATAACCAAGACCCGGCCTCAACAAGCACCTCCGGCGTACTGGTATCACGCACATACTACGGATACGAATACAAACAAGTACTCGCAGCGGTTCAGGATTTATCAAAGCAGACCACCGGCTTCGACTTCGAGATAAGCGTGTACTACGACGGCGACGGCAACCCGGCAAAGTCATTTAACACTTTCTATCCAAAGAGCGGAACGACCTACTCAACAACTAGCCCGTCAGCACCGGTGTTCCAGTTACCCGGAAACATTGTGGAGTACGAATACCCGGAAGACGGAACAATCGCGGCAAACACCGTGTACGCATTAGGAGCAGGAAGTAACGAAGGCAAACTCATTCAGACGGCAACAGACGCAACAAAGCTTGCCGCTGGTTGGCCGCTTCTAGAAGAGCAAGCAAACTACTCTGACATTACAGACTCAACATTGTTGGCAGGATTAGCAAGCGGGCAAATCCTTGCAACAAGTTATCCTCCAACAACTTTACGAGTCGTGGCACCGCCGGCGCAGGAACCGCAATTCGGCACATACCAAATCGGCGACGAAGTACGAGTGGTAATTACCGATAACAGATTCCCAAGCACGCTAAACGCGGTTTACAGATTAGTTGCACTCAGCGTTGTACCGGGAGAAGATGGTCCGGAACGAGTTACATTGACATTGACGACAGGAACCTACTAATGGGATACATCAATCAACCGTTTGACTTACGGGCATACTTCGACGACATTCTCAGCAGAATACGCAAGTTGGAAACGGCAACGCGATTCACAGTTCCAATCGTGACGACAGACCCTACAAATCCGCGCAACGGAGACATGTGGTACAACTCAACGAGCAGCCAATTAAAGTTTAAGAACAGCGCTGGTACAATTCAGGTCGTAACTCTTACATAACCCGAAAGGGCGCAAATGAACCTAGATACCGCGCTGACCGTTGCGCAGCTTATCTCTATCGTCGTACTCCTACCGGCAGGAGCATTCCGGGCATGGCGCAAAATAGACGAAAGATTGACAGAGCAGGATTCAAGACTCATCAGGATTGAAAGCCAATTCCACCGCAACGGAGGAAGCACGCTACGCGACCAAAATGACAGAATGGAGCGCGACCTAGCAAAACTCACAGGCCGGTTCGACCAGCACATAGAAGAAGGTCGTGAGTAAAACTTTCTTGGGGGGCGCATTAACATTGACATTACTGCTAAGCGGTTGCGGGTATCAGGGGTATACAAGGTACCCATGCCAAGAGTTCGCAAATTGGGCAAAGGCAGAATGTAATCCGCCGCAATGCGAAGCAATCGGACAATGCACAAAGGATTTGTTACCAGATGTGGAGACGCAAAATGGCTAAACACAGATTTACGCCGGAAGAATTACATGCACGCTTAATTGTCACAATAGGCGTCTTGCTGGCCTTCGTGTTCGCAGGTTCAGTCTTCGCCATGCTTTACGCGTTGGTATTCGTAACACAGCCAATGGCGCAAGCACCTAACGACGCAGCATTTATTGACCTCGTATCTACTTTGTGCGTGTTCCTTACTGGTACGCTCTCAGGCATACTTTCAGCAAACGGATTAAAGTCCAAGCCGAAAAACAAAGAAGAAGGAGAAATAAATGAGCATCAGTAAAGTGCTTGAACTATGTAAGGCAACTGTCGGTTATACAGAAAATGCAAATAACGACACGACATTCGGCAAGTGGTTCGGCCTAAACAATCAACCTTGGTGCGCGATGAGCGCTTCAAAGATGTACTTCGACGCTGGCATTATCGCGTCTGTGGCAAACACTAGAAAAGGATTTGCTTCATGCGACGCTTGGTTAAAGTACTTAACGAAAAACAATCAAATAGTGCCTATCGGACAAGCACAGCCGGGAGACCTAGTATTCTTCCAGTTCGACGAAGACGCGCAGCCTGACCATGTAGGAATTGTACAATTCCACAATAAGACATTTAAGACACTAAATGTCTACGAAGGAAACACATCAGACAACAACAAAGGCAGCCAATCAAACGGAGACGGGTTCTACTTAAAGAAGCGCAGCTACGCTACGATTATGGCAATCGCAAGACCAAAAGGAGTAGCATGAACAAGACATTAAACGCAGCATTAGCCTCATACGGCCGCGCAGCGCTAGTAGCAATCGTGGTTGCAATTTCAATGGGCAAGACAGAGCCGCGCGACCTACTAACAGCGGCAGTAATCGCTGTAGCCGCACCGGTACTAAGAGCAATCAATCCTAAAGATGCAGCGTTCGGCCTAGTAGCCAATAACGCAGCGGCAGAGATTGAGAAGCTTCTAAAGGCAGATACAAAGAAGAAGGCAGTAAAGAAGTCCGCAAAATAAAGATAAAAACCAAATAGCGAGGAACCTCCAACTGACGGGGAACGGTTGGAGGTTCTTGCATTTAACGGCTAAGATTATGCACAGGAGGCATACACATGGCACTAGCAAAGAAGTTACAAGAGATTGGCGAAAGCCGAAACAAGATGTATTGCGCATACAAGAAAATGTATGACTCTTTAACACCGGAAGACCAAAAGGCATTAGACGAAGCATGGGCAAAGAAGTATTCGGCTAACGAAATCATGATGGCGTTGCGAGCAGAGGGAATTAAAACAAGCAACGAGTCAATCAGACGACACCGAATTGGAGCATGCGATTGCCAAGAAAAGAAATAAAAGAAATCTTGGACGAGCGCCAAAACATTTACGGTGACGCGCATAAAAACTTTGCTATCGCCGGCAAGATTTGGGGCGCAATGCTGCAAAGAGAAGACATACCAGCATGGCAGGTAGCACTCATGTTAGACGCATACAAGAGCGTTCGCTGCTTCGCTAACCCGGCGCACGAAGATTCATGGCAAGACAAACTCGGTTACACAATTCATGGCCGCGAGATTGCGATGACAGATGAGCCTTAAAGACAAGTTCGACGAATTACCGGAAGACATTGAAAGCAGCGATGTAACCGAATTACGCCGCGCGCTAATGCGTACACAAAAGAAGTTGATGGAAACAAAGCAAAAGGTAGACGACCTAGTAGCAGCAACACATCAAGCGGCATACGACGCAACACTAGCGGCAGGAAAGATTAACCCGGTAGCGGAACCGAAGTTAGAGAAGAGCAAGAAAAAACCGGAAGTAGCGTTGTGGCATTTGACGGATTGGCAAGGCGCAAAGAAAACAACAAGTTACAACAGCGAAGTAATGCGCGAGCGCGTCATGACATTCGCAGACAAGGCAACAAGGATTACCGAAATCCACAGAGCAGACCACCCGGTAGATGAAGTTTTTATCCTCTTCGGAGGAGACATGATTGAAGGCCTCTTTAACTTCCCGAGTCAAGCATTCGAAATAGACGCAACCCTATTCGAGCAGTATGTAAATGTCAGCCGCCTGTGTGTAGATGTAGTACGGCACGCACTTAGCAATTACAAGAAGGTAACGGTCGTACCGGAATGGGGCAACCATGGACGAATCGGAAGCAAGAGAGACAATGTACCTCGGTCAGATAACTTCGACCGTATGTGTTACGAATTAGCGAAGCAGCTTCTACAAGGCGAAAAGCGATTGACATGGCAGGATTGCCCGGAAGACATACAGCGAGTAGAGATTGGTAATTACAAAGCGCTACTAATTCACGGAGACGAAGTAGG